CCAGACGTTTTCCCATGCCGTAGCGCGGGTGAGTCAGCATGTCCCACAGGCACCAGGCCGGGTTGTTGCTGTATGCCGGTTTCAGGCTGCCGTCCCAGATGCCGCTGTACGTGCGTTTTTCCGGGTCATAGTTTGACGGCACCTGGATGATGCGACCTCGGATATGGTAGTTCACCGTCATCTGCTGACCGCCAAACTGCTCCGCATCCACCTGCAGCCCCACAATGGCCGTGTTCGGGTAGCACTGTTTCACATCGATAATTTCAGTGTACGATGACCAGAGCGTTCTGTTCTGCAACTGGTCCGTGGTGCTGTCCGCCGTCTCCCTGACCATCCGGATGTTAAAGGGCCGGGGAGGCAGATTATCCAGAATCACCGAGGCCAGGAACTGTGAGGTGGTCTTGCCGTTAATGGTGACGTCCTTTTCTGTCACCCAGTTACCGTTACGCTGTAACTGAATCAGCAGGCGGACGGATGCCGGGTTACGGTCACCCTTTGAGGTGGTCTCCACCAGTGACTGCACCCCGAAGGTAACCCGCAGGCGGTCAATGTTCGCGGACGTAATGGTGCGCGTCACCGGTTTTGCCTTCGTCACTTCCACGCCCAGTCCGGTTTCAGCTCCGGAGGACTCAAAGCCTTCAGGTGGTGTCTGCTCCTGCTCCCCGGCGCGCCAGACCGCCGTCACACCGTGTATCACGGGATTACCGTCCGTGCCCGTCAGCGGGGTTTTGTTCACCAGAATACTCTGCAGGCCTTTCACCGGGCCTTCTATCGGTCCCTCACCAATCGCATCAATCACGCTCATCATCTGCGTGGATTTGAGATTATCCTTCGCCTCACGAGGCGTGTGTGCCTTACCGCCACCTTTTCCCATACAGCCTTCCCCTGAATAAATTAACCGCCACTTGCCATTCCGTACAGAAGTCGGATATCCTTCGCCCGAAAAGCATGAAACACATTTCTGCCATGCTAAAGAGAAACCCCGGTATCAGCAGATACCGGGGTTTTCTTTCATGCCCACCGATAATCCTGTTGGTTAAAACCGGTAATGGCATAAAAATTCTGAATATCTTCACATTTTCACACACTGACTGTGGCGCTTATAATTTCGCTGCGTTAGTGTTTTTTTGCCCGAGTAACAAAAACAACTCCTTAACATTGATCTTCATTTGTCTGTCCCCGCAGCTCCGCGATCACTGCGGGATTTTTTTATGTTTTATCCCTGTCGCCCGATAACCACGACCGTTCCGCCCCCGCCTTCATCACGGGTGCTGATGTCCTGGGATATACGGCGGGAGCCAACCAGCATTTCCCCGTAAGGCACCGGCATCGGGTTACCCTGGGCAATCATGTTGTCCAGTGACGAAAAATACGTGTTCTGTCTGCCGTTATCCGTTGCGCGGTAATCCGGTGTTTTTGCCTTCGGGGCCAGCATCTGGGCCACACCGCCCAGAATCATACTGGCACCCAGTGAAAACAGCATCGTGGTGGCAGAAAAACCACCGGCACTCAGGGCTGTACCCCATAACGCCATCGAGCCTCCGGCAGTGAAGAAAGAGCCCACGATGGCTGCCGCCCCCAGCACAATCTGCAGTCCACCCTTTCCGGCCCCGGCCAGTCGCGGCACAATGTGGATGACCGTTCCCTCACCCAGCTGTTCGTGAAGACGGGCGTACACCGCCTCCGGTGCCGTGTCATCACCGGCAATACGTATCTGGTACCAGCCTTCGTTCATCTGACGGCGAAAGCCCGGCATCTGCATCGACAGGGCGCGAATGGCTTCCGCTGCCGTGTTCACATACAGGCTGAGGCGGCGGCCAAATCGTTGTAAATCCCCGTGAAGGCAGATGCGTGCCAGTGGCGGTGACGCCAGACAGAATGCGTTCGTCGTTGCCATTTTTCGGAATACCTCTCCCGTTTACTCAGTTGTTCAGGCAGATGGTGAAGCAGCTCACCGTTGCCGCAGTATATGGCGGCATGATTGGCCACCGATGCGCCAAAGCAGCACAGCAGGATATCGCCAGGCTGTGCGGAAGGCAGGGAAATCCTGTAAAAACCAGTCGCCTCCATATTGTCCAGGTAAAGGTTCTGACCGTTGCGCCACCAGTCATCCTCACGCTCAAAATCCGGCATATCAATTCCCGCCAGATGGTAGGCATCCCGGAACAGCGTGTAACAGTCCGTCACCCCGTGCTCAAAGCGCCGTCCTGTCAGATGTGGCACACAGCGGAATTTATGAATTTCCCCCCGGCAGACCAGCCACCAGGACAGTGCACTTTTTATCTGCAGCCGCCGGTCGGCCTCGCTCAGCCAGGGCAGACCACCGGGATGACTGTGAACCAGCGCCACAATCTCCCCCTGCATCTCTGCCCGCAGCCAGTCTTCCGGTGCAATACGAAAATACGCCTCCGGCTCTGCAGAGATATTCACACAAGGGATATACCGCTCCCCCTCCGGCGTTCTCACCACGAAGCCGCACGACTCCGCAGGCACACACCGCCGGGCATGCGCCAGAATCGCTGATTCTGTCTGTGTCATTGGATTTACTGCGAAAGTTTGTTAATGGAAAGGAAACCGCCAAAATTAGCCACCATGCCGCGCATCTCACACCCGCGCATGCACTTGCTGCATCTGTCCTTACGGATATCCGTGGTGGGGTTGTCGAACTCATCCGCCACCGCAGGACCGTTATACCCGCATTCATCTCCCCGGTAATCCCACATACAGGTGTTCGCCAGCATGATGCGACCAGGAAACAGCGCTCCGTCCGTCTCCGTCGGTGTTGCCAGCACAAACGAGGCCGTCATGGCCGTCAGCTCTGACATCTGCTCCACCACCCAGCGGTCGCTCAGCTCCTGCTCCGGGTCCGCTTCCGGATTGCCCGCCACAAAATTCACCGCATCCAGAAAACGGGCATACACCCGGCGGCGGACCACCGTGGCCCCCACCAGGCTCTGCAGGTCCTCCGCCATCCCGGTGACCAGACCGAACAGATTCGACACCGTCAGCGACGGGCGGGCACTGCTGCCCTTCCCGTTCATCTCAAAGCCACTGCCGTCAATCGGGTATGCCTGATATTGCCGCCCCTGCCAGGTCACCGGCTCCCCTTTTTCATTCAGCTCATTGCAGAAAAAATACCGCTCACCACCCTGTACCGTCAGGTCGATTTCCCAGAGTACCACCCGCGGTGACTGCTCTGATTTAACCGACTCGTTCAGACTTTCTTCGTGAATATCCTGCATCAGTTCACCACCTGCTTAAACTCCGCGCTGAACTCAACGCGCAACATCCCGACCCGCGCAGACCACCCGGCACAGGTCACCTTTATCTGCCGGTATGCATAGGGTGGCTTCCACAAAAATGCCTTCCAGCCTCCGTGCTCTGCCAGGAACGCTTCCAGATGCCGGGCCTCCTCCCGGGTCACGGAAAGCGTCACACGGTATGTTTTCAGGTCAGCATTCAGCCCCGCCGCCATACGCTGCGAATACCCGTCACCAAAACGCACTTCACGCACCGATGGCTGCGAGTTCACCTCCATATCCGGCTTCACTTTCCAGCGAAATGTTTTCATCGCCTGCCTCCGGAAAAGACGCCGCCATCACGCATCTGCGCCTGAATCTCATCCTGCGCCCCCTTGCGGGCCATGTCATACACCGCCTTCATCAGCTGCGGCCCCGCCTGTCCGTTGGAGCCGTCGTTCTGAATCACCACGTGATTGTTCTGATTAAAATTAATGCCTTCCGTCCGCCGCATCTGCGCCGGACTTCCGGCACCGCCCACATAACCACCTTCCGCATACCCGCGCATCAGACGATACAGGTTGCCGACGCCAATCCGGCTGGTTGCCTCCTTCGTGAAGACAAACTCCCCGCGATGAACAATTCCCGCAGGTTCATATTTACCCCCCGTCCCCGTAAATCCCCCGGTCGCGAAATGGAAGTTCGCCGCCGCAGCCTGAATGGCCGTCCCCGTGGAGGCAGACGCACCACCACCGAAAGCACCGCCAATGGCGCTGCCGATACTCCCGACAATCCCCACCATTGCCTGCTTCAGAAAAATCTCTGTCAGCATGGAGAGCACAGAACGGGTGAAACCACGCCAGTTCTGTTCGCTGCCGGTCAGCATCGCTGCCATATTCTGTGCAATACCGTCAAAGGTCTGCGTGGCCACGCTTTTAACCTGCGAAAAACTGTCCGTCGCACTTTCTGCCCACTCGCCCCAGCCGGACTTCAGACCGGCCATCCAGCTTCCACGAAGCTGCTCCTCCGCAGACCAGGTGTTCTTCAGTGCAGATGTGGCCTTCGCCAGCGCATCCGGATTATCACCGTACACGTCACGAAGGCGCTGCTCTTCCGACTCCCGCTGCGCCTGACGGTCGGTGAGGCCGCGGGCTTTTGCGCTGATGGCCGCCTGCTTCGCGCCCTGCTGCTGCTCAAACCGCGCAGCCTGCTGTGCCAGCTCATTCAGCCGTTTCTGGTGTTCAACTTTGTCTCCCAGCTCAGCCAGCTGGCGTTTGTACTCCAGCGTCTCTTTCTCATGGGTCAGCAGGGATTTTTCCTGCTCAGATAACTGCCGTTTCGTGGCTGCCTCTTTCAGGACCGCATACTGATTTTCCGCTTTCCATAAATCGCGACGCTGCTGGCTGATTTTCTCATTCGCTCCGGCATGCTTCTCCAGCATCCGGAGTTCTGCCTGAAGCGTCAGCAGGGCAGCATGAGCACTGTCTTCCTGACGATCGCCCGCAGACACCTTCACGCCGGACTGTTTCGGCTTTTTCAGCGTCGCTTCATAGTCCTTTTTCGCCGCCGCCATCAGCGTGTTGTAATCTGCCTGCAGGATTTTTCCGTCTTTCAGTGCCTTATTCAGTTCTTCCTGACGGGCGGTATATTTCTCCAGCGGCGTCAGCAGACGCTCATACGCCTTCTGCGCCTCTCCGGTATACTTCAGCTGTGATGCGTCCCGTTCGGCCCGGTCCCTGGCGGCCAGTTCACCGGCTTTTTCCATATCCGACTGCAGCGTGACCGCTGCCAGCCCCAGACGGGCATTTTCCCGGTCATTCCATGCGCCCTGAAGGTTGGCCCGGAAAGAGGAGGTTTTACCGCGGCGCTGGCTCCGGCTCTGGTACCACTGCCATTTTTTATCCGCCTCATCAAATGCCTTCTGCGCACTGGCGAGCATATCCGCTGAGGACTCAGGACGACCGATATCCAGAATGGCATCCCACATCGATTTGAATGCCTTCCCGGTTTTATCCGCCCAGGTCTCCAGTGTCCCCATGTTTTCTTTCAGGCGACGGGTCTGCTCATCAAAGCCTTTCGTGGCGATATCGTTCGCCGCCTGTAAGGCCCCGGCCTCATCACCGGAACGCTGCAGCTGCGCAACATACGCAATCTGCTCTGCCGTCACGTTACGGAACTGGCGCGCCATCGCAATCAGCCCCGACGTAGGGTCGGTGGTCAGTTTTCCGAAAGCCTCTGCAACCTTGTCCACCTCCACACCGGATGCAGAAGCAAAACGCGCGACACTCTGGTTGATGGCATCAAACTGTTCACCACCACGCACACCGGCATTCACCAGGGCTGCCAGTGACTCACTC